CCTTCTGCAACTTGTCACCGCCGCCGCCAACGTTGCCCGCCTTCACAATGCCCGCCTCACGGCCTGCGTCGGTGAACGCTTTCGCTGTGACCTTCTTGGTCTCAGGGTCGGCAAGAAGGTCCGCAACAACTGCGGTGAATTCATCGGCCGTTGTCTCAGGCGTGACCTTCGAGAACGTCGATGGGACGAACGCTTTCGTCTCAACACCGGCTGCATCCAACTGGTCGATGCGGAGAGCGAACGCCCGGTGCTCGCTGTAGCGGCGGCGGTCGAGATTCCCGAACGCTGTAGAGACGTACTTGCTGACGGACGTTGCTCGGCCGTCATCGGACCAATCACGCTCCTTGCTGTCGATGCTATGCGCAGCGGCGACAGTGATACCCGATGCGTCAATGACGTTCAACGTCGCTCCGATGACGTACGCTGCTTTGTCCGCTGACGTTGCCGAACGCTTGATTGATGTGGTGAGCCTGGCTAGGTCGGCCGACGCTACGTCCTGGTCGATGTCCCGATAGTCGGACAACGTGGTTTCGATTGCGGTGGTCGTGGTCTTCGTCATGGTCGTGCACTCCTGTGCTCCGTGGTGCTTGCTTGCTTGCTTCACCAACAGGACGGAGTATATCGACGTGGGCGTATAACCACACCACGACCACAAACACTGTCCGGAATTCCGGACAGACTACCGGAGGACCAACGACCGAGGAGGAGAAGGGGAGGGTGTGGGGGCGGCCGTCAATGGACCATCGTGCAACCCCCTTGGTTCAACACGACCCGTACCCTGTATGTAATACAGCCCCCCGTGAAGGTCCTTGGTAACATGTGGAAGGTTGACGTTCGAGGTTCTTCTTGATCCGTGGACCGTTCTCCGTCCCTCTTCCCCCGACAAGGCCAGTCTAGTACCCCCTGTCAAGGCTTTTCAACCCTTACGGGGCTTGATTCTGTTCCTTCCAGGTCCTTCCAGGTGTACGTGAAGGTGGTTGTTGTGATAGGGTTGCTCTCGTGAGCCACAAGAACAGAGATGCACGTATTGGGACCGAATTGACGTGCGACCGTGCTGGCTGTGATGTCATCTCACCCGTATATCAGGGTGAGTGCAAGGGGTGTGGGAATTGGTTCAAGGTCTCGGGGACTGGAGCATGGAAGAGGCAGTATTGCTTGACCTGTCGGCCCTCGAAGACGATCAAGGGCTGGAACAAGAAGACTGATCGGTACTGCCAGTTGGAGGGATGTGGGAAGACCATCCCTGGCAACAGGAAGAAGACAGCGAAGTACTGCTCTGAGCAGCATTCTGCGAAGGCTGCGAGTCAGCGGCACAGGGAGAAGAAGAGGGCTGCGGCAGAAGCAAGGTCCATCTTCAAGAACCCTGACCCGAAAGAGGTTATCGCCCAACAGCGGCAGGGCGAGGTCTTCGACCGGCTGATGGACGATGACTACACCCGCAAGCAACTCTTGAGTGGAGAGATCACTGCAACGGCACTTGCCATTCTCTGGAAGGTCTCCACTGCGGCCGTGACCAGAGCGATGCACGGCATCCTCGCAGAGCAGGCACTGGCGAATCAGCGAGCCAAGTGGAAACAGTCGAAGCGGGTCCAGGCGATGCTCCCCGCAGACCTGATGATGTCGATCAAAGAGCGGGGCATGTCGGGGACACCACTCGATGACCCTCAGATGGTGACCGACATCGACCATCTGGTGCGTGCGTACTCGGTCTTCTCCCTGCGGTACTTCAACCTGGAGGGGAAGCGTCCCATCATCAAGGGCTTTCACATCCGATGGATCAGGACGATCATCGAAGCGTATGCCACGGGAGGCAAGCGGCTGATCTTGAGTCCACCCCGGCATGGCAAGTCCGAGACCCTCATTCGGTTCGTCGTGTGGTTCATCGTCATGGACCCGAACATCCGTATCGGCTGGTTCTGCGCCTCCCGTGACGTAGCCCAGTTGATGCTCGGTGCGGTGAAGGACATCTTCGAGAACGACGAGCAGCTCATTGCCGACGTACTGCCTCCAGGCGAACTCTTCGACCCGGGGCTGAAGTCGAACAAGGCGTGGAACGCCAAAGAGATCAAGGTCGCCCAACAGAGCCATGTCGGAGCGAAGTCGTCGAGCTTCCTGGCCCTGGGAAGAACTTCCAAGTTCCTGTCCCGTGACATGGACATCATCATCATCGACGACCTCGAGGATTATGACTCGACCCGTGAGGAGGGGCAGCGTGTCTACAGCCGCAACAAGCTCGCAGAGATCGGTACACGAAAAGTTGAAGAGACTTGCGAGATCGCAATCGGCTCTCGACAGCATCCGGATGATATTCCCAATCACCTCCTTCAGCTTCAAGGCTCCATCCTTCAATGGGAGGTCATCGTGGATCGTGCTCACGATGACTCCTGCGGTGAAGACCCTGATGATTTCGATGCCCACTACGACTGTATGCTTTTCCCTGAGGTTCGTTCGTATCGATACCTGATGGAGAAGAAGCTGGAGATGGAGACCCTCGGCCTGGGGCATCTCTACCCGCTGCGTTATCAGAACAACCCGATCCACGAAGACGGTCAGGTGTTCGACGTTCAGGTCATCCGTGACGAGTGTCTCCACAAGGACCGTGGCATCGGCCTCGGTTCGAGGGAAGAGGGATGGCAGGTTCCGCTCGGTCACCTTGTCGGTGGTTTGGACCCGTCCGCTCGTGGCATCCAGGCATCGTTCCTCTGGAGCTACCGCAAGGAACAGGGCTCACCCCACGGGGTCAAGATGGCGATGGTGGATTCCGACACCCAGCAGTCCGGTGGCGTGAGCGGTGCCGTCAACATCATCCTGCACTGGTATCGGACGTACGACCTGACGCTCTGGTTCTACGAAACGAACTCCCAGCAGATCGAGTTCTATAAGCTCGTCAAGGCTGCGGTCAACAAGGCGATGATCGTCGAATTCGGATTCAATCCCATCCAGATCAAAGAGCATTCGACAGGCAGGAACAAGCAGGACTCCGAACTGGGGATCACTGCAATGGCCCCTCTCTATCATTCTGGTAGTGTCGAGCTACCGTATGGAACGTCAGAAGCACGGCAGAAGGTCAACCTTCTCCTCCGTCAGCTTGAGCTGTGGACAACGGATGGGGTGGCGAACCGGAAGTCGAAGACGGACATCAAGATGGCCCAGTGGTTCCCGTTCGTCGGGAAGATTCAGGCGTTCATGAAGCAGAACCGTGAACTAACCTTGCAAGCCAGTGTGGATGCGTCGTACCCTGGAGTCACCTCAATGAACAGTGTCGGCTGGCAAACGAATTACCCGGGAGCACAATGATGGATTTCTTGCCCAATGACGGCACCCTCTTCGACGACATGCGAGGGCCGAAGCCTCCAACACCCGAGGAACTCAACTCGCTGGCATTCCGGCAGGAACTCAACAAGCGTCCCGGCGTGATGATCTTCGTATCCAACCAGGAGGAGCGCCGCCAGATGCGGAAGGTCTGCAAGGTGTGGATGGCGAAGAAGGAGATTCACCACATGCCTGATGTCATGCTGGACTCAAGCCTCAAGCCGGGGTCCACGAACGTGAGGTACCCATCTTGAAGGACGTACAGCATCTCCTCGACCGCATCGCAGCGCTGAGAGGCGCAGCGAACGTAAGCGACCGTGCCCGCATCAGGGCCGTCATGAACGGCGGGGCGCTCGGCGTTCAGGCGGTCCTCTCCTACAGCGGCAACAGTCCGCAGCACGGCCCAGGCTCAGGACACGGTGCAGACTCGAAGCTCGGTGTTGACCTCCCCACAGCCAACATCATGTACTCGGGCCTCGAACGCATGGCCCAGAGGATCGGCCGGCCGCCGACGCTGAAGACCGACATGATCCCGATTGCCGATACGAACAAGGCACGCAAGAAAGCTGAGAAGCGTGCCCGCATCGTGACCGGCTGGGATGACATGTCACGCATGGAGATGCAGTACCCGCAGATCGGCAGGTGGCTCCCCGGCTACGGCTTCACGCTTCACGTCATCAAGGAACGTACCGTTGGTGACACGACCTATCCGGTAGCGGAACTCCGTGACCCGTACGATGTCTTCCCCGGCTCGTGGGGCGTGGACCAGCAACCGAGTGAGGTAGCCATTGTCCGACACATCGGCCGCAAGGAACTCCGAAGGATATACCCCGAGCTGGCCGAGATCATGGACAACAAGTGGCGCAAATCCGCTTCCGGTTCCATCCCCATTATCGGCCAATCTTCAGGGTGGGAAGGTAACCCCCACCGACCCGTTGAGCTGGTGGAATACATCTGCGACGAAGGTACGCATATTGTTGTCCCCGAACTAGAACGGGTCGCAGCCTTCATCCCCAACCCGCTCACCTCCGGACCCGCTTTCGTGATGACGAAGAGATTCAGCTTCGACCAGCTCCAGTCCCAATACCACCACGTATTCGGGCTGATGGCGATGATGGCGAAGCTCAACATCCTGGGGCTGATCGCC